TTCATGTTTACCAACAAGTAAGGGGCATTGCTACATTGAGTAGATTTTTACCTTACTATCTGAGACCCGACTGGTAGGTCGATTCTACTCTTGCGAGCAGCAGCACCACCTGTGTCTCATCACCTTAACTAGCCTTATGCCAGCAAGTTTATTCAGTCACTCCCGTGTTGAATCCGTCAACCCAACACATATAATATACCTCATTACTATTTATTTGTCAACCCTCTTCCAACTTTTCTCTCATTATGTTAATCTTTTCTAACAATTCATCAAACATCTTTTCTATCGGTGTGTCTGGGGTAGCACCTAGCATTACTATACCCGCCTTCATAGATTCTACAACAGATTTTGCTTCAGGGTCATCACTTAACTGAAGACGAGCATGAAATATCTTTTGCTTCTCAATTAATTTTTCTAATGCTTCAAAGTATTCTATTTTTCTTTGTGGATCTAGTAATATAAAATTCATAGCAGATCTAAAACAGAACTGCTGTAGTTCTATCATCTCTTGGATGTCTCCACGAACTAACTCTGACTGAAAGAATTTACTCATACTAGCATCAACTTGGCACGACTTGTTTTTTTAATAAAGTTTAGTTCTTGTGCTTCAAAGCGAAGCTTTTCTTTTAATGGTTTGCTGATCAACTTACCTACGTTATCTAGTTCAATCTCATTTTCTTCACAGTAGTGGATAACCGAATCAATATAGTTCATGTCTGGATTGTGTAGGGCAATCTTCTCCACTTCCTGCGAGAATTTCGCAGCGGTCATAAATTTATCCTCAAGTAATTGTTTTTTGTCCATATTTTTTCTCGTACTCTTCTCGGTACTGTATGAGTTTAAGAAGGTACTCCTTCTTAGGTGGTTTAATTACGACCTGAGTTTCGCCATTCTCACAAGCAACAATAGTTACGAGTTGTTTGACAGTTAAACTGTACAGTTCTTGAAAACAACATGCATAGGCTGTCTCTTGAACAAAATAATCGTATAGGTATGCTTCTCTTTTAGGTTCAGCAGATGTCTTAAAGTCTATGATAGATAATTCACCATCAAACTCGGCAACTAAATCGACACGACCAGCAACTTCAAGGTGTTTTGAATAAAGAAATGCTTCCTGTAAGTATATATTCCCTATACGATCAAAGGTTTTTTTGGTCTGCTCAAACATTATAACAGGGAGTGGAGTGTCTTTATATTTTTCTATCTCCAACTCATTATTAAGATAGTCCTCAGTAATACTATGGAATGTAGTACCACGTGAAGCAGAACGTGAGGAGATTGCTGCTGCTTTCTCCTTACCTACACGTGCTCTCCACTTAGCAAGACCTGCTTGCTTCTTAGCATTGCTACCAATGACTGTGGTAACTGAAGGATAAAAAACACCATCGGGTGTAGAATAAACTCTCTTACCATCAACCATCTTTGCTGTGCTATCAAGAGGAAAGCATCTAGGATTATGTTCAAACTTCATAATCCTAAGTTGATTTTATTAATCAAATATGACTTGACTAAACCTGAACGAACGATGTCTTCTATACCAAACTCGATAAGAGAAAACTCAGGCATTATTTGTAGGATCTTTTGGAAATCCAAGATGCCTGTGCGTTCATTAGTCTTAACTAAATCTGTCTGAGCAGCATCACCACAGAATACCATCTTACTATCTTGTCCAACTCTTGTTATTATACTATCTAACTCATGAAAATTCAAGTTCTGACATTCATCAACGATTACAATAGCATTATCAAAGGTAGTACCACGTATAAAACTGGTAGACCAGAAAGAAATAGTTTCCTGTGCCTTTAAATTATGATACAACATTTCATATGATGCATCATCTGGCATCTCAAACATGGCTTGCACCATCTTCTTGTATGGTACTTGGTATAAGTATGACTTATCATCAGCATCACCTGGTAAGAAACCAATCTCTCTAGATGGTACAAGAGAACGTACTAGATAGATCTTCTCATAAGGAGTAGTCTCACTAAGTACATCCTGCAATGCTTTATACATTGCAATGAATGTTTTACCTGTACCTGCTACACCATAAGCATAGATCATCTGACCCTTGTCCCACTCATCAAAGAATACCTTTTGATTATCAGTGAGTGGTTCAATAGGAAACATTAGTTCCTGATTGATTGGCTTGCGTCTCTTCCTTTGTTTGGCAGACATACCTGCTCCTGGTGCCTTAGTTGTTTTCTTTTTTGCAGTCATATTAATTATACTTGTCTGTGATACTACGGTTATTATATCTTGCTGCTTTAGGTACTATTTTATTCCTCATTATATCACCCCAACCAGGATGTGTCTTGTTCATTTTATCACGCCACTCACCTGTCTCACCAGAACCAGCACAACCCTTCGACCAATCTTTATCCCAGTCAGGATTCTCTTTCCTCCACTCATCATATGATTTCATAGACATCATGAGTTCTTTCTCCTCACCAGTCTTTAAATTTTTAACAGGATATGTTGGCATTATTTCCACTCCAATGCTTGAGATGTAATAGGAAACTGTTCTACAAAAACATCTTTACATGCTTGAGCAATTTCCATGTGTTCTTTTTGTGTACCATGTCCAGAACGTAGTTCTATGTAGTGAACCCATGAACGTACACTACCAGTCATGTATATTCTAGTTGGTGATGCTAATGGGAGAACAAATCTCGCACATTCCTTCGCAACACCCTCACGTATGAGTTCATTGTATAAATCCAACGCTTCATAGAAGTGCCTACCGATTGCTTTCTGTAACCTCTTCTGTTGTTCTTCTGGTATGTCATCTATACTATTCTGTCTATTCTTACTGTCCTGACTGCGTAATTCTGGTAAAGGTATACCCATCTTCAACCAGTTCACATCAGCATAACGTTGAGAGAACTCTTGGAATGTAAATGATCTATGCCTTAGAATCTGTGCTGCAAGACCACGAGTGGTCTCAATTTCCACAGTTAGGTATGCTTGTTCAAAGACGGACCAATGACCGTGCTTTATGCAATAGCTTAGTAAACCAGCGACGTTTGGATTGTCTTGGTTCTTTGGGTTGCTCACCCTTGCCACGTAACCCATATGCGTCTCCGCTTCTGGAGTTACTGTCACTAATTTCACATTCATGTTGTTTCTTTTCACGCTTTATACGTTTCAGGTATATTTTAGCATACTTTACCTCATCTTTGCTATAAAGACTTGGATTATGTTTTGCTCTCTTAATAATTTTCTTTGCTGCCTTCTTGTCCTTCATATTTGCCGTAGTAGGCTTTGAAGTAACCTACTATTCCATTAGATGTGACCTGCTTGTTACACCACTCATCAGCACACTCGTAGATATATTTCGAGCGATGATTCGGAAAATTCTTCAGCAGTAATTTGAGTACATACTCTCTTAACTTGAGCAGCTGCTCTCCTTCCAACTTCTGTGACATATTGAGTAATGTTACTTAGTTATTTATCTTAGCACATGGACTCGACTTTTGCAACAAAAAAATCCTGGAAAAAATTTTCCAGGATTCATGAAACCACTATGTGATTTTTGATCTAGCTCTGAGTTGCGAACTTGCGTTCCACTTTGATACCACGATACATTAGATCATGGTTTCTAATTTGAGCTTGGTGTTGTACCATCTTGCGGTACTCTTCAGAGTCGTACTTGACTCCACGATAAGTGACTTGTGCCATTGGCTTTCTCCAAAGGTAGGGTGATTAATCCGTTCCTTCAGTCGGCATTTGCGTCCTCGTAAGAGGATGAACGAAATCCGTTCCGTGTCGGCTTAGTTGCGTCCCTGATGGGATGAACGATTGTGTTAATACTAACACACGTATATTATATAGTCAAGTAATAATGTGTAAACCGATACAGTTTCTTAACATTCCTATTTTGTTTCTTCGATTGCCTCTTTAATTACTGTCTTCAACTGTCTCAATTTTTTCTTACCTAGACCAGCACGTGTGTCTATCTTTACCTTCAACCAGTATACAAAAGCAAGTACCAGTATGAACTGAATACCTTCACCCCATGATAGGTTCCATGCTTCATTAAGATCCAGTGAAGCAGCAGCTAATAAGTTAATCATCTTAATCAAAAATCTATATATATTTATTTAACTGTGAGGGAAGGAGTCGAACCTTCAAGTCCCGCCAGGAACAGTAGGGAAACAACCTACCACGTTTACCAGTTTCGTCACCTCACAAGGTAGGCACTATTTAAGTGCCGAGATCATGCGAGTGATTCCTATACCACCTCCAGAACGAGGGAAGAAATCAAAGTCGAGGAACTTTTCAAGTTCATCTTCCACTCTTTCCTTACCAAACTTATCAATAATAAGTTGAGCATATCCACCATCTGATATGGTGTAGAATGTATCACGCATTTGTTCTTTGTCGGTACTCCTTTCAGCACTACCGATAGTTTCCATGCCACCTAAGATAACATCAATCTTTCTACTAGTACCATCATCATTCCTAGACATGTTCCAGAAAGGTGATGTCCACTCAGGGAACTTAGTAATCATACCACGTCCAATCTTTTTCTCATGGTCATGGTCTAACTCTTTAGTATTAAACTTGTCACCCCATTCATCATAGGTCTTGATGTTTGCTGCATCTAATGGTATACCTAGCCATCGACAGAGTTCTATCTCCATCTCTTCTAGTTCTTTTACACCACCCTTCATTTCAAACTCAAACATAGGGAAGATAGTTTCGTGTCTACCTGGTACAGGATCTGGTTCTGCTCTATATGAAGTGGAGACACAAAAAAATCCTTCGGCAGAAGGATTAGAAAGTAACTCATGTTCTAACCACATCTGACCTGTCTGTGGTAGTGGCCAAATATTACCACCATAATTGTATGATGCTACTGTCTCTGGATCTTCACATGCAGCGAGGATACTTAACCTATTTTGTGTATGTACTTCATAAAAGTTTTTGGACAAAAAAAATGACCGTAACTCGGTCACAACATCCGTAAATTCTTTTGGGTCAATAAGACTTGTCATTATTATTAGTCAAACTAAGTTATTTAGCAACAACCTATGTGCAATACCTCTAGCATGTGAATTACTTTCACAAAGTTTATTCATCCATATCCTTTCTTCTAGTGTCACAGGCACACCATCTGTTGTAATCATTCTACAACAGATATCCGTAAGCTCTAGTCTATACTTGGTTGATAGCATTTTAACATCCTGCAAGATAGAAAGAAGTACCTCTTGCTTTGTTGACTCTCTTAACTGTAGCATCATAACTTCCGTCAGGAAACACTAACCCTCTAGCGAAATCAAAAGCAGTTTTATACTTCACAAACTTGAACACTTCATCGTATGTAGATGCAGATACAAGAACACCATCACTGTTCTGTCTCCTCATAACTTTCCAGTTAGTTTGGTCTCCAGTCTTACAATAATAAATGCACCAATGACCTCTTGGATCTGAATCTATATCCATTATTCTCCCTCTGGTTGTTGTTGGATTTTCTTTTTCCTTTTCTTAGGTGGTGTAGGAGCAGTAGCATTCCACATGTTTGGTTTCTGTCTACCTTCACTCTGCTTCAACCACTTCAGTCCTTTCTTATACTTATCATAATAATTGTCAAATAATTCTACTTGACTATCACCCATAGCAATGTCATGTTCTAACTTACCTTCTACTTCATACTGTATTAGGTATGCAGTGTAAGGAAGTTTCTTATCTTCTGCTAGTTTAGGGTCACACTTTTCATGTATTATTTTCATGATTTGAGTTCCTTTACTGCCTTCTCAAGAGCATCTAACCTATCGTCATTTCTCTGTTGAGTTTTGCCAGTTGGTTTTGGGTGTGCCATTGCTTCCAATGCTTCCAATCTCTCCTCTATGGTCATGATCTATTTCCCCATGATATTTGTGGAAACGCTTCTTCAACACACTGACGTGTGATCTTCCAACGCTTACCGATCTTTCTATCTTTCATAAGAGTTAGCACTTCTGCTTCCTTCTCATGTAATCCCTCAAGCAATTGAATGAACAAAGTCTCACGTCTTGATTGACTAATGTTAGCACCACCTTTAAAGAACAGATAGAGTTTACGATACTCTTGAATGAGTTGCGTATGCTCTGTACCTTCAGGTGCTTCATTCTTTGTATACGGAACGTCTCCATCTGGGAGCATGGAGATCACACTCTCATCAAAGTTAGCAATAAGAATTGCTCTCAATGCTGGAGAGTTCATCTGCTGTAGAAGTTTAATCTTCTGCGCTTTTGTTTTCGCATTGCTTACCTTTTGTAAGACTTCATTAAGTAATAATTGCATGATCTATAGTTAGTTTCCTGTTATGATTATTTATTCCTCATCTTCTTCCGCACTTTCATTTAAGAAACGGACTGTAAGGAGTTCTTCATTGATCCAATGACCATTATCATCTAGCATCTCTGGATGAATATAGTCAACCTCTTCCTCTTGTGCTGCATACAAGAACTGATTTGTCTTGTCGTTCCATATCCAACCAACCACACCTCCAATTAATAAGAAGACTAATGATATTGCTGCTGAAAAATAAATCAAGATTGATGAATCCATGTCAACTCCGTGCTAAGTGTTCTTTTCCCACCTAATTTCAAAGTTGAAGTAAACTTTTCTCTTTAGGAGGTTTAATGTTTTATTAATCTCAAACCCTTTAGGTTTGATTTGTTCCTTCGGTTTAGCCCTCCTAAGCATGAGCTCTATACCTTTATTTATTTTAAGTTCACTCATTTCTTTTTAGTACTTACCAATCCTTTATCAAGAAA